TAAAATACCTGCCTTAAAATCTTTAAGAGATGCAGTACAAAGGAAATCAGAACGAGGTTTTTTAACTGGCTTAGATGGAAGGAAAGTACCAGTACGATCCACTCACTCAGCTTTGAACACATTGTTACAATCAGCAGGAGCAATCATCTGTAAGAGGTGGATTGTTGAAATGCACTCCTTACTTGAGGAGGAATTTAAGTATGGAGAAGATTATAAACAAGTAGCATTTGTTCATGATGAAGTCCAACTCTCAGTAAAAAGGGAATATGCAGAAAGAATCGGTAAACTCGCAATCAAAGCAATCGCCATTGCAGGAAAAAGGTATAATTTTAGAATCCCCCTTACAGGAGAGTTCAAAACAGGACAAACTTGGGCAGTCACACACTGATGCTACTGCTTTTGGTATGGCAGGAGAAGAAATAGTAAGGTATCTTCTACATATGTGGAACTATCCTATGTTTCTTCCTTTAAATCCTGCATCACCATTTGATTTAGTTATAAAGAATGGTGAAGAATGGATCACCATACAAATAAAACATTCAAGATCTACATCTGTTCCATTAACAAGGGAAGGTAAATCTAATGGAGTAAGAGTTAAAAGAGGATATAAAAAAGGAGATTTTGATTATCTTTTTTCATGTAAATTTCCATATATTTATATTGTTCCTTGGAAGGATTTGAAAAGTCATACATGTTTCAGCTTCAGTAAGTATGAAAGCTATCGTTATGACTTAACAAACTCATTAACGTACATAAATAAACCAATCTTAACAAAGGAAGAGAATGAGAGAACTATTAATTGATGCAGATATATTTGTATATAAAGCAACACGACTTTCAGAGAGAGAAGTTAATTGGGGAGGTGATTCTTGGACTCTCCATTGTGATTTTGCAGAAGTTAAGACTATAATTGATGATCAGATCTGGAAAGTACAAGAAGGAACTCAAGCAGATAAAGTTTTATTATGTTTCACTGATAAAAGAAATTTTAGAAAAGAGATAAATTCAGAATATAAAAGCAATAGAAAAGGTGGAAGGAAACCGATGTGTTTTATTCCTGCTATGGATTATTGTAAAGAAACCTATCCTTCTATATCTTACTCATGGTTAGAAGCAGATGATGTGATAGGTATACATGCCACTCAGAAATCTAATGATGAAAGAATAATAGTAAGTGAAGATAAAGACTTACTAACTGTTCCGGGTTTACATTGGGACTTTAAAGAAGAGAAAATATTTGAATGGAAAGAAAAAGATGCTGATTATAAATTCTTTTATCAATCATTGGTAGGTGATTCCACAGACAATTATAAAGGTTGTCAAGGAATAGGTCCAATATCTGCCGGAAAAATTTTGGACGGAATTCCAGATTCGGTTTCAGATATGTGGGAGGGTGTGTTAGAAGCATTTCTTAAATCTGGACAGGGAGAAAAAGAGGCTATTAGAAATTGTAGGATGGCTAGGATATTAAGGGACGGAGAGTATAGGAAAAAGAAACAGGAAGTAGTATTGTGGACACCAAAAGGTAAAGCAGAAATATTTAAGGGAGAGAATTATGAGCAACTATGAGATAGATGAGAGAGAAAGAAATGAGTCTCAGAAACAACGAGAACAAAGATCACATGGACTAGATGAGAGGTACAGTTCAAAGGAAGGGTTTAGAGGAGATGACCAAAAGGATATTAAAGGTATTGTAAAGTCTTCTAAACCATGTCAACAGTGGGATGCACAAACTCAGAGTTATGTAACTGTTGTACAGGATCATATAGATAAAGAAAATGAAGAGATGAAACATGATCCACTAGGTTATGAAAGAAGAAATACTCCTGAAAGTGATTTACCATTAGGATTAAAAGACCGTCAAAGATTAGAGAATGATGAGGTAACTAATCCTAAACACTATGACAAGGTTGGTTTTGCTATACAACCTATCGAATATATAACTAAAAATGAATTAGACTTCTTAGAAGGTAACGTAATAAAGTATGTCTCTAGATACCAACATAAAGGAGGAGTAAATGATCTCCTAAAAGCAAGAACATATATTGAATTTTTAATAGAAAGAGAAAGGGAAAGAAATGAATGAAGAATATCTACCTACACAATATCAACAGTACATTCATTTATCTAGGTACTCACGTTGGGATTATGAAAAGAAAAGAAGGGAAACTTGGGAAGAAACAGTATGTAGATATTTCAATTTCTTCAGAGAACATTTAGAAAAGACATGTAATCATCAAGTCACGCCTAAAGTTTTAAAAGAATTAAAAAGTGCAGTTTTAAATCTTGAGATAATGCCTAGTATGCGTTGTTTAATGACAGCAGGTGCGGCTTTAGACAAAGAAAACATTGCAGGTTATAATTGTGCTTACTTACATGTAGATTCTCCACGTTCATTTGATGAAATATTATATGTTCTAATGAATGGTACTGGAGTAGGCTTCTCAGTTGAAGCTAGATATATTGAAAAATTACCTATCATACCTAATGAGATACATCCTACTGATACATTAATACAAGTTAGAGATTCTAAACTTGGATGGGCAAAAGCCTACCGAGAATTAATTTCTTTACTTTATGTAGGAGTTGTACCGGAATGGGATTTATCAAAAGTTAGACCAGCAGGATCACCACTTAAAACATTTGGAGGTAGAGCGAGTGGACCAGAACCATTAGATGCCTTATTCAAATTTACTGTGGATAGTTTTAAAAAGGCTGGTGGTAGAAGATTAAAACCTATTGAGTGTCATGATATTATAACTAAGATAGCTGAAATAGTTGTGGTAGGTGGAGTAAGAAGAAGTGCTTTAATTAGTCTCTCAGATTTAGGAGATGATCAGATGAGGACAGCTAAATCTGGAAGATGGTGGGAAGAAAATCCTCAAAGAGCATTAGCTAATAACTCTACTAACTATCATAACAAACCTGATGTAGGAACTTTCTTCCGAGAGTGGACAGCACTCTACGAATCCAAAAGTGGAGAGAGAGGTATCTTCTCATCGACTAATGCAAAGAAAAAATGTCTTGAATTAGGGGGTAGGAGAGAAGAAAGAGATGACTTTGGTACAAACCCATGCTCAGAGATCATTTTACGTTCTAGAGAGTTCTGTAATCTTTCTGAAGTAATTGTCCGTTCTGGCGATAAAATTAAAGATTTAAAGAGGAAAATTAGATTAGCTACTACTTTAGGTACATGGCAGAGTACATTAACTAAATTTAGATACTTAAATAGTGAGTGGAGAACAAATTGTGAGGAAGAAAGACTGTTAGGAGTATCTTTAACAGGTATAATGGATAACTCTTTATTAAATAATTTATCATCAGAACTTCCAACTCTATTAAATGTTTTAAAAAAAGAAACTATAAAAACAAATAATGAATGGAGTAAGAAATTAAATATAAATCCTTCAAGTTCAATAACATGTGTTAAACCTTCTGGAACTGTTTCTCAATTAGTAGATTCAGCTAGTGGAATTCATGCTCGTCACTCTTCGTATTATATACGGACAGTCCGATCAGATGTTAGTGACCCTATTGCTAAGTATATGATAGAGGAAGGAGTACCTGTTGAACCTGATATTACTAATCCTAGCAACGTCTCAGTATTCTCCTTTCCAATTAAATCCCCTTCCAGATCTATTATGCGTAATCAATTAACAGCTATCGAACAATTAAAACTATGGATAGTATATGCAAAATACTGGTGTGAACATAAACCATCATGCACAATCTCAGTCAAAGAAGAAGAGTGGCCTGAAGTTGGAGCTTTTATTTATGATCATTTCGATGACATATCTGGGATTAGTTTTCTTCCTTACTCTGATCACGTGTATAAACAAGCACCTTATCAAGAATGTTCAGAAAAGGAATACAAAGATTTAAGTAAGAAAATGCCCACTCTTAATTGGTCTAAACTTACTGATTATGAAACTATTGATTTAACTACTTCATCTCAAGAGTTGGCATGTACAGGGAATTCATGTGAAATTCCTTAAAAACAACCTTTATAGAGAAAAAATTGAATATGTTACATAGTAAAATAGGTAATTATGGAACTAATCAAGAATTAATTAACTGGTTAGAGGATACATTCCCCGATAAAATACCTCCATTACGTACAACCTTAGAAGATTTAAGGTATTTACAAGGACAACAAAAGGTTATTGATTTAATCAAATCAACATTTGAAGCTGAAGCTTTTGAAGAAGAAGATAAAAATAACATTAACATTTTAAATGTACCTAATTAACAAAGGAAAACTATGAGTATGTTTTCAGAGTTTGTAAAAGATGCTGGAGAAGCAGTATCTGGAGGGATTAATGAAGCTGTTGGTTGGACAGGTGAAGCTGTTGGTGGAGTTATTGAAGGAGGATTTAATGTGTTTAATGAAGCCTCTAGAGGAGCATTATTTGGAGTATCACTTACTGAGATGGGATCGCTTAGTAGTAATATATTTTCCTCAGTTCATGGAAGAACAAATATGTTTACTGATTGGACAGGTGAAGTCATATCACAAACCTCTTCAGGATTAGGACTAGATCAATGGGGTAGAAAACTATCAGACTTAGGTACACCTAATCTCCCTCAAGCAGGATTAGGTGCGTTCCAACCCTTAAAGGATAGTCTAGACAAAGGCATGGGTAAAATAGGACCGAATATTGATTATGCTTTCAATAGAGTAGGTGATGTGCTAGACAATGTTGGAGATACAGGAATTTATCTTACTGAAACTGGTGGACATATAATAGATTTCATTAAAGATCCTGCTGACAAGATGAAGAAAAATAAAGGAGGTGGAGGTGGATATAGTGGAAGTAGTTCCCCATCTCTTAAAAGAGTTAAAGGATCAGGTAAATTGAGAGGTAAATCTGCTACTCTTAGATTGAATAAAGGAATGAAAAGTAAAGGTGGTAGATCATCTCTAAAAATTGGTTACGGTAGTGGAACAGGAGGTGCTAGTAGAAAATGGAGGAAAGCAGAGCATCTATCAGGTATGAGATCTGATTAATTTTTTTATAAAAGGAAGGGAAATGATTAAACAATTAAGTCCACGTAAGATAAAAGAAAATTGGAAAGAGTATAAAACCCATATTGAAAAAGCTTTCACTTCTACAGAAGGTGGAAACTTACTAACAAGTAATAGTTCTATTGATATATATAAAACTATTTATGGGAAGTTGATGAATCCTTTTAACGATGAGACTCATTTATGGATCTCAAAAAATAAGGATTATCTTTTATTGACTCAGATACAAGAGTGTGAATTCACAGGTAGGAAAACTATACTTCTTGAATCAGGAACTAGATTAAAAGATGTTGATGTAAAAACACGTGATAAATGGTATCACGATATTTATAATACTATTTCAAAATTCGCAAAGGAAAGAGGTTGCGTAGCAATGTATGTCTTCAGTGACTTGGATTATTTTATAAAAGTTGCGAAGAAAACAAAAGAATGGAGTAACGTAATGACTCGTTACCAATTCTATTTTCCATTATAAAGGGAGGATAGATGTTAGAGTTACTCACTCCAGAAAATATAAAAGAAAATTGGAAAAGATATAAAGAAAATTTAAAAGTAGCATTTACTTCTTCTGAAGGTACTGACTTTGTAACAGGAGAAGGTTCAGAAAATATTTATAAAGTTATTTATAATAGATTAACAAATCCTTTCTCTCAAACTATGCACCTTTGGAGTGAAGGAGAAGAAGATTATATTGTCTTAACACAGTTACAAGAAAGCGATTCTACAGGCAAAAGAACTTTAGTATTGTTTTCTGCTACTCGTACTGAAGATGTTGATGAAGAGACTATAGCAAATCGTTACTATGAATCTTACCAAACTATTTCAAAGTTTGCGAGAGATAATAAATGTGTAGGTATGTTTTGTTATAGTGACTTAGATTACTTTGCTGAAATGGCACAGAAAACAAAAGAATGGAGTAATGTTATAACTCGTTACCAGTTCTATTTTCCCTTATAAGAGAAATTATTATGAAAATTTATACAGAAATAAATTATGAGTGGCTAGATGGACAGCTAATCGAAACATCTTCCAAATCCTTTGAGTATACTGGAGAACTTTCCCATTGCGGTGGCGGTGGAGGAGGAGGAGGAAGTAAAGGTGGTGGAGGTGGTGGAGGAGGCACACTAGGATCTATAACATCTTCAGTTAGCGATACAGTAAGTAATGTAGCCTCCACAGCATCAGATGTAGGAGGATCAGTAGTAAGTGCGGCAGCAGATACGGTAAGTGGTGCGGGAGATGCAGCAGCAGATCTAGCAGGTTCAGCAGTAAATACCGCTACTGGAGTAGTAGGAGATGCGGCAGGAGCAGTAGGAGATGCGGCAGGAGCAGTAGGAGATGTCGCAGGTGGTGCTGTTGGAGCAGTAGGTGATGTTGCCGAGGGAGCCGTTGGAGTAGTAGGAGATGCACTAGGAGCAGGGATGGATGAACTAGGAAGAGTTCCCGGTAATCTAGGAAAGATAGTCACCGATCCT